GCGGCCAGCAGCGAAATCTGCAGTCTCATTGGGGTGTCGATCTTGGATGGTCATCGTCGTGTTCTCCCGTGTTTCTGCCCCCACATTGCACGACGAGGGTTGCGGGGTCAACGCAAAAATGCGACACAGAGAAACGAAATGCAAATGAGGTAGCACATGGCAAGCGTCGAAGACCGAATGTCGGCAGTCAAGGAGTTGCTCCTTGCAAGGCCAGGCATCACACACGCCCAGATCGTCACCGAAACGAAACTGGCGCCGAACACCGTCACGAAATACCTGCGCATGATCCGTGCGGAATGGGAAGCATTCAGCAAGGGAGAGACGAAATGACAGAGCCGAACGAATACAGTATCGAGACGATGGCGGACTTTCTCGCATTGGACGAAGATCAGCGCGAACGATGCGCGGTCGATATGCTGGAATGGGCCAAGCTCTACCACATGGCGACCCCAGTCATGAGCGACATTGTCGGGGGCTTCACGATGATGCCGAGCTTCGTTTGGCGAGATGACGACAGGATCGGAGAAACCAGTGCGGCGCTGTTTTTCGACAAGACAACTGGCGGCTTGATCGCGCGGGTTGAGTATCTCAAGCCTGACGGTGACGCATGACCCGCACCGAAACCATCACCCGCAACGCCTTCGCGTTCCGCGCGCTGCTGACCCCCGAAATCGAAGCCGCCGTGGGTCAAGCCATGCTCGCCGAAACACGCGGCCCCGGCGCCAAGAAGCACCAGATCCAGACCCCGGCGCGCGAGGCGTCACAGGCCAAGGTCGCGGCCGGGATCGAGAAGCGTCGCGAGACCATCGCCAAGCTTCACGCCGCCGGGATGGATGACCGCGCCATAGCCGATGCGCTGGGCATGTCCACCCAAACCATCCGGGCCGATATGCGCGCGATTGGGGCGTTGTGATGGGGGCCGACACAGCCATCCTCGCCCGCCTGCGCCAACGCCGCGCCGCACTGTCCGCAGCAATGCGGGCGGTCCAGTCCGACAAGCTGGCTGGGCGAGCCGCAGAGGTCGAGAGGACTATCAAGATGATTGAGGAATTGGATAGGGAGACGAGGGGATGATGGATATTGCAGCAATCGCAGAGAGACACGGCGCGACAGTTTATCCAGCGCCGGACGCATCAGGACGCGCCGCAGATGAGATGCTGCTGTGGCTCATGGCCGAGCGCGTCAAGGGCGTCAGCACCCGGCAACTGGCCGAGGCCACTGGCCTGACCCATGCGTGGATCAGGGCCGCCACCAACCGCGTGAAGCTTGCCGATGCTGAATGCGGCGAACCCATCGCGGGCCGCTACTGGACTGGACACACAGGGAGAAAATGATGAGCTTGCAGGAGTATCGGGAGTTCATCGCATCCCGCGCCATCACCGCAGACACGGGGAAACCCATCGCGGCGGAGATCACGGCCAGCGCCAAGGCGCACCAGCGCACGGTTCTTGACTTCGCACTATCCAAGCGCAAGTCCGCAGCGTTTCTGGATACTGGCCTTGGAAAGTCTTTCATCGAATTGGACTTCGCCCGCATCTGTGCCGAAGAAACGGGCAAGCCATCCTTGATCCTGACCCCGCTTGCCGTGGCGGGGCAGATGATCCGCGAGAGCCAGAAGTTCGGCATCGACGCGCGCCAGATCCGGGAGCCGGAAGAAGTCGGCGCCGGGGTCATGGTCGCCAACTATGAACGGCTGCAAAAGCTGGACCCGGAAGCGTTCGGTTGCATCGTCTTGGATGAAAGCAGCATCCTGAAGTCGTTCGCGGGTCAGACGCGCAACCGGCTCCTGCAAGCGTTTCTGGACACGCCTTTCCGGCTCGCCGCGACCGCAACTCCAAGCCCGAACGATCACACTGAACTCGGAAACCATGCCGAGTTTCTGGGCGTCATGCGTCAGCAGGAAATGCTGTCAAAGTGGTTTATCAACGATACCAGCACCGCCAGCCAAGACTGGCGATTGAAGGGCCATGCTGTCGAAAGCTTCTGGTCTTGGGTGGCGTCATGGGCGCGCTGTGCAACTCTACCTTCAGACATTGGCGGCGATGATGCGGGATACGTGCTCCCCGAGATCGACCGACGCATTCACAAGGTAACGGCGGATCGGTCACAGGACACGCAAGGGTCGCTGTTCCGTATGCCTGAAATGAGCGCGACCAGCTTTCACGCGGAAAAGCGCCTGACATTGCAGGACCGATGCCGGGTGGCTGCCGATCTGGCGGCGCACGAAAAGCCCGTCACGGTATGGTGCGAGACGAACGAGGAAAGCGCGCTGCTGGCGAAGATGATCGATGGCGCAGTTGAGGTGCGCGGCGATCAGACGGCGGATGAAAAGGAGCGCCGTCTGCTAGGCTTTGTCGATGGGGAATATCGGGCGCTGGTCACCAAGCCGAAGCTCGCCGGGTTCGGAATGAACTTCCAGCACTGCGCCCATGCCGTGTTCGCGTCCATCAGCTTCTCATATGAGCAACACTATCAGGCAGTTCGCCGCTCGCATCGTTTTGGGCAGACGGACAGGGTTCGCAATGATATCGTGATTTCCGACACGGAGCACGCGATATGGCGCACCATTCACGGCAAGGCTGAAAAGCATGACGAAATGAAGCGGCGCATGAGTGCCGCAATGGGCCGCGCGCAGTCCGCGGCTGGGGTCAGGACTGCATATGAGCGTCCCATTGAACTGGCGTTTCCAGAGTGGATCAAATCGGGAGAATGAGATCATGAAAATCGTCAGCCAAGAGAGCTTGGCGGCAACGGCAGCCGATAGGATTTATCGGTACTATAGCTCCATGCCAGAAAACAGAAGGCCAAGGATTGGGGGAATGCCATGGGAGATTATGGTTGCAAACATCAGATCAATAAATGACCCAAGTCCAGAGGATATTTCTAATATCGTTGGGTCGTCGCAGTGGACAGATATCCAATGTGATGAGTGCGGGCTTGTAGTTAGATTTGCGGCTGAATTTGAAACAAGCGAGTTTCCGATTTCGCTTTGCCATACTTGCCTGATTTCATCCGCAAATGCAGTAGCCATGGAGGAAACAAAATGAAGCAACCGGAATACAGCGGCCAAGGCTGGGCTATTCACAACAGCGATTGCGTTGAGGGCATGCACGCCATGCCCGCCGATAGCGTGGATTGCGCCATTTTCAGTCCGCCATTCGGTGACCTTTTCGTTTACAGCGACAATGAGCGCGACCTTGGCAACGCTGGTGACGGCGAAACATTCCTCGCCCAATACCGCTTCTTCGCCGAGGCACTGACCCGCGTCATGCGGCCGGGCCGCATCGTCTGCGTCCACTGCACCGACCTGCCGATGCGCAAGGGCAAGCACGGCCATATCGGGCTGCATGACTTCTCCGGCGACCTGATCAAGGCGCACACCGCTGCCGGGCTGGTCTATCATGGCCGGGCGACGATCTGGAAAGACCCGGTTGTGGAGATGCAGCGCACCAAGGCCCTGGGGCTGCTGTTCAAGCAGATCCGCAAGGACAGCGCCATGAACCGCGTGGGGATGCCAGACTACATGCTGTTTTTCCGCAAGGACGCGCCTAACCCGCGCCCCATCGAGCATGCTGAGCCTGGAGACACCAAGACAGCAACGGCCATTGCGCGCGAGTGGTTCGACGATCTGCGGCGCGAAGGGCTTTGCGGAAGTATTCCGGACGACGATCTGCTGGCCGCACTGGTGTCTGAGGCAGAGTTCGACGTGATGCACTGGCAGCGGCTCGCCTCTCCCGTCTGGATGGACATTCAGCAAGGCAACGTCCTGCGCACATTCCGCAAGGCCAAGGGGCCGAACGACGAAAAGCACGTCTGCCCGCTGCAACTGGACGTGATCCGCAAGTGCCTGCGCCTCTACACCCGGCCGGGCGATGTGGTCATGGATCCTTTCAACGGGATTGGAAGCACCGGATATGAGGCGGTCAAGGCGCGGCGCAAATATCTCGGGTTCGAGCTGAAGCCGGAATACGCGGAACAGGCAAACCTCAATCTCCAAGACGCAGCCAACCAAGGGACCGACATGCTGTCGGCGCTGGGGCTGTGATGCCGCTGCGATACCTGAGTGTGTGCAGCGGGATAGAAGCTGCAACCCAAGCCTGGCATCCGCTCGGATGGCGACCGGTAGCGTTTTCGGAAATCGAGCCGTTCCCCTGCGCCGTCCTGGCGTATCATTATCCCGACGTCCCGAATTGGGGCGACATGACCAAATATCAGGAGTGGCCAGATGCAGACGTCGATGTTCTTTGCGGAGGAACGCCATGTCAATCCTTCTCCGTCGCGGGATTGCGCAAGGGATTGGCTGACCCTCGGGGCAACCTCATGCTCACCTTTGGCGCTATTGCAGCGCGGTATCGCCCCCAGTGGCTGGTTTGGGAGAACGTCCCCGGCGTCCTGTCCAGCAACGGCGGACGGGATTTTGGAGCCTTCCTCGGGATGCTGGGCCAACTCGGGTATGGGATCGCCTACCGAGTTCTTGACGCTCAGCACGTCCGAACACGCCGCTTCCCCCATGCTGTCCCGCAGCGCCGACGTCGTGTGTTCGTTGTCGGATATCTTGGAGACTGGCGACGTGCCGC